GCATTAGCAGTCCCCGTAACTATCTCCAAAGTGCGCCTCACAAGCTACGGGTAATTCCGTTGCCCAATCAGGCGGGGTTGACATTGTACCAATAATATACTTCATCGCTTCATCTATCTCTGCCTCAGGTATCACATTCACTACCGCATCATGTACCGTTAAGACAGGTCTATACTTCTCATTAATCTTTAACATCTGCTCACCAATAATAATCCGAGCCAATGCCTGTACCACATTCTCTACCACAGATCCGCCCCAAATAGATATGAATCCACGTCTTGACTTATATACAAATTTAGATTTAGCTTCTGACGTATCCCAAGTAAGACCCGGATATTTAATATATAACCCATTAGGTAGCTTGATGCCTTGAGGTGTAGCGTATAACGCATTGTGTTGACCAATAGGATAAGGCTCTTTACCACTAGGCCATGAGGCTATATCTCGTAGGGCTTCTTCACATTCGCGCCAAAGATCAATTACCTTACTATTAATATTACGATAAACACTTACTAACCTTTTACATTCACGTTCATCTAACTCAACACCCGCCGCCATTTTTAAAGTCTGTTGTAGTTTAGCCCACCCTGTGCCATAACCTAATCCTAAAATACAAGTCTTGCCCACCGCACGTTCAGTCTTATTAGCTTTAGTAATAGGTCGTTCGTAAACAGTTGAAGCAAACTCACAATATACATCGCGTTCTTCTTTATACCATTGAACGACATCGTTCTGCCCCGCTAACCATACTAATACTCGAGCCTCAATCTGTGACGAGTCAGCGTTAATAACCTTATGTCCTTCAGGCGGAATGATTGCGTTCTTTAATGCTTTCTTTTTCTTATCTCGTGCGGGTAAGTTTTGGAAGTTAACCTTATCTGAGCCTGCCCATCGTCCTGTATGCGCCCCGTAATATTTAAGAGGAATAGGTAGCTTACCTTTGTTACGTCCACCAATACCAATGAACCTTTCAATACGAGATTCTTCTATCGTTGACTTCGTGCCTAACCGAACCGTGCAAAGTTGTTGAATGAACGGGTCTTCATGTTCACATAAATCTATGAAGCCTTGATCGCCTTTAGCTAGTGCATACGTTTCTTTGCCTGTTGCTGGACTGATCTTTGTAGGGACTATGACACCTAACTCTTGTAGTATTTCAGCAAACTGTTTATTAGATGCGAGTTTAGCCCTGACACATTCTTCTGTCTCACATTCTAACTTAACCATAAGACCTTGTAATAACTCTGACTTCTCAAGTTGGACTTCAATGAGTCGGTCTTGTAACAAGGCATCATCGACCTCGAGTAGAGGCTCAGTATACATACGAAGTGTTAAGTCAATAAGATCAATCTCTGACTGAGGAAATTTAGGGGCTAACACACCGAATAGTTTGTAGGTAAGTTCAACGTCATTTATACAGTAGCCCGCGTATGCTGACAATTCAGTCTCACTAAAGTCTTCTAACCTTTTACCTTTTGCTTGAACGACTTCTGTACCTTTTATACCTAGATCATAATGTTCGACTAAGTATCCTAAAGACCCACCCACTTCAACGCCGTTAGTAGCCCGTGCCATAGACAGAGTATCCAAGTAGAGACCAGGAATGATACCAAAACGGAATGCAAGAATAGCCCCGTCGAACTGCGTGTTGTGACAAAGAAGGGCAGAGTTTTTCCAATCAATTTTGTTAAGAGAATCTTGTATGACTTCGTGAGACCCCGTAACCCAATACGTTTCGCCTTCATCAACCTTGATACCCACGCCGATGACTTGGAATCTCGCATCTCTTATATACTCCTCTGTAGTTATACCTGAAAGAGAAAAACCTACATCGTAGTAGGTCTCAAAATCTAGTGTGACTAGTTGCATACATGCCTTTTAAATGGTGGGCTACTCGCGGGTATCAAATTAAACAGAGTTTAAAAAATGCTTTCGCCCATTAACTTTATAGTATCGATAATACTACCACAAAAGCAAAGAATAATCCAAGCATAATCCTATTGGTGATCTTCTCATCTTTTTCTATTTGATCTTCACTTTCATATGGTGCGCCCCATGCTTCTCTTGCTGAACGAGGTGTAGGTTTATTAAAGGCATCAGGGTTAAAGAATCGCCACCCCTTCTTAGCATTCTTTTTAAACACTTTCATTTGCCATGTTTCAAATTCTCTTATTGCTAAACGAGCTTCAGGACTAAAGTTATTTAAATTTGCGTTTGCCACAATTTTTCCCCTTTTATTTTGCGTATTTTTCAAATTCATTACGGCACTCAACTGAGCACCATCGTCTATCATCTTCAATGGGTGTTTCACACCATATACAGCACCCTGTTTGATTAGAAGGTTTTTTGATTTTATCATGCGCGTTCCTTATACCAACATTGATAGCGTGTTGCACCAAATCATTAGCTATATCAATGTCGTCACTCATACGTTATATTTTGTACCTTTTCTTAACGAATTTGTTTCTGAAGTCAAACTAAAATATCTATTCCAATTACTATTAGATCCTTTAGGTAATGCTTTAGGTAATTTAATTTTATTCTCTTTAGCTAGTTTTCTTACTCTTTCAGCGTTTCCCGTTGCGTGTAATACAATTTGATTACGAGTTGCTTTTGGATACTTTTCCATATACTGATTTACTGCTTCAATAAGTTCTTCATCAGTTTTCTTTTTATAATTTGATACCATTTAATACGTTGCCTCTCCTACTAAATTAAAAAGTTCTTGTTGAATTTGTGGTTGTGTTTGTTTAGGTTCTTTGTCTAGTTTGATTACCTTAACATGAGGATTCTTTTCTGTAAACCACTTCGCCTCCTTGACAGACCATCGATACTTGCGTATGACTTCGCCTTCATCATCTACAACTGCGTAACTAAACGGAATCATTCTACGTTCTTCCACCAATAGCTTTGTCCTCTGCGTTTATGAAAGTTGTCATAAAATCTTTTGTTCTTATCTGATACTCGTATTTTAATGACGCGCTTCCTTAAACTAAATAAACCTTTGACTTGATATACAATCACTTTACTTCTCGTCTTGCAATCTCTTTAGCAATCTTGGCACGCTTCTTGCCCGGCTCTTGAACCTTATCAAGCATCTCATATAATACTTTTAATGCTAATGCTTTTAATCTGTCTTTACCCGTCTTTGTTTTAAGAGGGTTTGCATGTCTTTTACTTTTGTGTATTTGTTGTGTCGCCATTTACTTTCTCCGTTTGTTCTGTTTGTTTATTAAACCCTAAATCTTTTTTAATATCTCCGCCCCATACCGCAATCCATAAAGTTAAATAGACTGCAAGTATAACTGCCCCTGTTTCCATATTAAAAACTCCTTTGTTCAAAACATTCTAAGTGTGACTTAACAAACATATTAGTTTTTACTTCTTCGTAAAGTTCACCTTGTATGCATTTAAGATTCGCCTTGTATTTCTTTTGCGTATTGGTTGCTTCCATCACTGCCCATGTAAGTAATATACCTATGATAAATCCTACAATAACAAACCCCGTGCCATCATATTTTTTAGAGTCCATTGTATGCCTCCATCATTTTTTGTGTTGATTCTTTATAACTCTTAATACCTGTGATCTTCTCTGCTTTCGATTCATCTTTGTAGAGAGGTGTAATCGTGATGTAATGTTTCTTATTGGGTAAGTCTCTTATCCATGATAATTCTTTAGGTCTGAATTGTGTTATCGATGACCATACTAATTCGCCGTTGATATTGAATTCTTCCGTTGACCATGCGTAAGGTTGTTTGTCCATGTTAAGTCTCTAGTAAAAAATATGGTTGTTTATTATAACACGGGGTTTCATGCCCCATTGGTTGTTTAATGCTATATGGTGAAAGTTCGTCGCACCTTTACTATAATCTTTTGCTTTTAAATTTAAAATCTGATATGCAATATTATAATACTGAGTTCCTTTTAACGTCTCAGGCGATGGCGGTTTTAGTTTACCATACCATGAAAACTGATAAGGTTTCTTCATTTCAATACAAACATTTTCAGGTTTAAAATCAGCGCGACGATATAACACATAACCCACTGCGATCTGTCCCGCTAATCCTTCGCCTCTTGCTTCCATAAATATAGTTGTAGCTAGGCATAACAATGCTTGATCTATCATACGACCTCCTTGTTTAAGGGACTAAATTAAGATTGATTTCTTTCTCGGCGTTCTTTTAAATATTTTTGCCAATACCAATCAGCCTTAGCAATATCTTCGTCACCATTCTTAAGTCCTTCTCGCCAAATATATTTAACGTGATTTCCTAAAGCGAACGCTTCGATACCTTTAAGGTTTTGGATTATGATTTTGATAGCATCAATACACTCAATATTGCCTTGAGTATAATGAGCGGGGTGGTTTACGTTGTCTTCTTTCTTACTTCTTTCGTATTCTTCTGCTAATGTTTCTTTCTTACCAATCTTTACTGTTTTACTTTTATAACTATTAAGAATTTGTCTTAATCTTGTCATTGTATCTCCTTTGCTAGAGCCAATAGTGACTCTATATTATCTTCATTTATCACGATTGCCAAGCCCTGATTGCGTTTTATGTCCTCAATGTTGCGTAATTGCAACAAAGTAGGCTTGTTATCACCTGATTTACACTCGATCCCTATGAATTTACCCTTATAACACGCGATAATATCAGGCACACCGCTTCTGCCATATCCGTCCATCATAGGTGAGAAGTGATATGCGCCGAGATCATCTAATATCTTTTTAACTTGCTTCTTAACTTTGCTTTCAGGTGTTGCCATCTCTAACCTCAAAATCTAAATCATCACTACTTTTAACTACGTCATCAAACTCTCTATCTGTATTGGCTCTATATATGTAGTGCATCGCGTTCTTTTGAACTTCCCCTGTATGAATATCTAATGCACCATCAAATATGTAACCACAACCTTTTAAAAATAATTCCATGTTAGCAAGTACATCACCTAGATCGTCGGAGTCAAACTCTAATTTATTTCTGTACCCGTCGTCTATCATTTCTAATTTATATTTTGTCATGGCTTGTCCTTAAATGGTTGGTATTACATTCAACTCTGATTGACTAGATGTCCACAATGCACCCGCGTCATTACCTTCATCATCACGCATAGCAATTATCCAATGGCCGTCTGTAAACTCAATCACGAGTCCCGATTTATCCCATGCAATATCTTCACGTTCACGATCATCTAAATATCTCACGCGTCGGATTGTTTTACCTACTAAAAAATTACTAGCTAGATTTCCCCAATATTCTCGGAATTCTGCGTTACTTGATACTTTAACGTCCGTCATTTTTTGTCCCCGTTTCTTTTAGTTTATGTTGTTCAACACTACATTTCATACCAAACATAATCGCGTCAAAGATGTTATAACGTTCGACCTTATCATGTTCTTCTACTTGTTGCTTTATAGCTTCATCATTAGTCTTCACATCGTCCTCCTACACATGAACGGGCTATGATCTCTTGTTCTAAATCATTGTATGCGTCCGCTTCGATTAAATGGTTTTGATGTTTCTTCAATCTGTCATACATTGTATGCTCGGTCTCAACGCTATAAGCATTTACCACAAAACCTTTCTCTCTTAATGGTTCAGCTAATATTGTATTGACGTGGTCACTAGGTTCAACACCCCATGTAGTCACTTCATCATACTTCGCGTCTTCCATTGATACTTCTAACACTACGCTAAACTTTTTCATATGTTCTCCTTATAGAAACCAACTGCCAAGTAATACACCCGCTAATAACCATGCGCCATAACTCACCCAACTCTTTTCTACTTCGACCCATGACTCTGCACCTAACTTATTTTGAATTTCTTTTTCAATTCTAGCTTGTTCTTTGTTAAACTTTGTTAGGTTTTTATTGATGCGTTTTTTACCTAACTTTCTCATGCGTTGATAGTCGTGGGTTAAGTCGTTTAACTTGTCTTCAATATTAACTTGTTGTTTCATCATTACCTCCTTGTATTAAGTTAATGATCTCCGCTTTAGCTTGTGTCTTGCCTTCGTGCACTCCTTTAACATACGCTTCACTGAGTAGCATTCCTATATCGTTATATTCTTTGTCAAACTTGGCTTGTAGTAATTCTGTTAATTTCTCTTTAATTTGTTCCATCTTTTTTCTCCTTAAGTGTTATTGATATATCCTTCCAACTCCGTTAAAAATACCAACTAAATCATTAGGTTTAAAATCGTTCTTGTTATAAGAAAATGGTGATTTTCTACCATTACTATGTTTAACGTAGCCTGTTACTATTACTTGTTCTACAATAATTTGTTTTTGTTTCTTTTCAGTAGTCGCCATCGGGGTCTCCATATTTATGTGCTTGGTGTTCTAGTATATCACGATTTACTTCGTATTCTATTTCATCTAACACGCCCTCGATGTCACTTCTTGCTTGTCTAAAATGATCTTCTAGGTTAAGCGTATCTTCTGTGCCGTCTTCCCAACGGAAGCCTATCCACCATGATTTAATTCGTATAGGTTCTTGTGGTGAGGGCGGGTCTAAATCTCTTTCTAGTTCTTCGTTCATCTGACTTCCTTCTCTATGTTATCTTTATAAAATTGCTCTACTACTTCATTAGGCATATTATTCCAACCTTTCCAACCATCTCTTATAAGATACTCCATATCTTGACGACCCGCGCCGTCTTGCAACCAGTCGGTTTCATACTCAATACACGCTTCTCTTTTCTGTTCTATGG